GATCCTGAATAGAACTGCGACGGGCAGATATGATTGTTGGCCGCGTTGAATGTTTCGACACCGTTCGACTCGCACCGCATGTGGCCCGCTCCGAACTCAACGCGGCCGCTCATATCTTAACCCGCTTCAACGTTACAGGCGTTAGGTTTGCTGCGGAGTATGCCTGGAATGGACCACTGAGGAGTCCGTTAGTGTGCGCATAATAATCTCCCACCGACCCGAATGTCGGCGACAGTATATGGCAGTGATACCGACCGTTGTTGTTGTAGAGGATGCCTATCCAGACATCCAATGTACGTCCCGTAGGAATGACGTAGTTTCCAGAGCCAGACTCGTACATGTAGCGCCGCCGCGTATCGAAGGCCCCGCCTGATGCGATGACGTATTCGTCTGTCATTTTGAACAGTTCAGGGCCGCCGCCTTTTGGAACAACAGCACCGGCCCCATTAAAACCAACATCCAAGATCAGAGCTGACCAATAAAACGTAAACGGGAAATTTCCGATCTGAGCCGGAGACGACGGCGGTGATGCGCTTCCATCGGTGTAAATGTTGAGAAACAAGTTCGTGGCATCCGCGCCAACAGATAAGAAGACATTTCTCCCTTGCGCTGGCCACACTGTAAATGGCTGCGACCCGATCATCGGGCCGGATCGAACAATGCCGTCTTGCTGTGTCGCGCTGAAATTCATGAGAAACGACGGTGTATGAGGCTGGCCGTGTGCCGCTAGAACGCGAACAGTTGGTGCAGTTGTGAGCGTGTCCTGGCCAATCGTCACCGAACCTGACATCTCGGTAAGAACGCCAACATGAGGCTGGTCGGTATGCATTCGGAGGCGGCTGGCGTGGTTCAGTCGATCTGTCAGCGGCGCATCATCGAGAATATTGGAACTATCAACCGTGAAAATTGCGGCCCGCCCCGTCGCCCCGTCCATGCGGTACTTATAAAGTGTCGCCACCGGTTAACTCACAATCGTGATCTGCTTCGTTGTCGCGTCGATGAGAAACTTTCCGTCGGCGCTTTGTATCTTGCCGAACGTCAAGGTTCCCATGTCTCCCGACACAGCGCTTAGCTCCGTCACATCTAGCTTTTCCGCTGTGACAGCACCTGCTGCTATTTTCGAAGCCGTAACCTCTCCTGCTAGAATATGCCGCCCGATTATCGTACCGTCCCCGATCAAAGTGCCTGTAAACACGCTGGTCGGTATACCGCCGACGCTGCCGCTTGTGAAAAATGGCACAGCCGGTCCATTGTCAGACATCGCGAAGCTAAACTTATCGGCCACGACATTGAAACTGGACGTGTTCTGAGAACCTGTCATCGTTGCCGATCCGATGACGTTGCCATTCGTCGAAACCTGCAACACCCACTGAGCCGATATGCCGTCGATGCTGGTAGACATCGTGCTGATGGATGTCGTGTTTCCAGCTACCGTTGTTGACACCGTATCAATTTGATCGGCCAGCGCCTGGTCGCCGGTGACGTATGCCGTCGCAATTGATGAAACCGTGGCGTTGGTCGATGATAGATCAGCCTCAACGGTATTTATGCGTTGAGCAAACGCCTCGCTTTCGCTAACCCTAACAACCTGCTGTTCGACAATTCTGGTTGTATTGTCCGTCGTGTCGCGGCGCACAGACAAGGCCATGTCAACGACCTGCATCATCTGGTTGGTGATCCAGCTTTCGAATTCGGCGCGGCTACCCTGCACAGTGTCAAGAGCATGATCCAACGCGATCTCAAACCGTTCCTGCGGCGTCAGTTCGTTTAACTGAAGTTCTTCGAGCGTCGCTGTCTGGTTGCTGACTGCAGTCGATATGTTGGCAACGTCGATTGCCAAAGCGTCGAGAGCATTCTGCTGATCCGCGTCCGTTTTGATTGTCTTGATGACATCGATCAGGCGGACGACAGCAGCACGTAGCGCTTCGTTGGATGCGCCTACTGGATACGGCAATGCGAGATTAGCGGTCACCGCTCGCCCTCCCGTTGACGTGTATCCCCTGCGCTTCTGTCCATTCCGCTCCGCTGGCGATCGTTACACCACCGCGCATGTACCGCCCTTCAGCGCGGATTGGGCAAAGACCCTCGTCCTGCATCGTCGCGCTATCTACCATTTCAACTTGCGATTGTGTGTTGAGGCGCGAATAAATCGTTCCCGTTACGTCTTCCGGTGCGGCGTCCGTAATCGGCCACAGTTCATTTACAAAACTCTTGCCCGCGACTTTCGGCTCAAACGTCGCCGTTTCAAGTGTGGCTGCGCGCGGCGCACCGGTAAATAGTGAGACGGCCCTGTCTTCACCCACTGCGGCCCACTGGCGCCGACTCTCTCTCCAGATCGAGCTATCAACGCTGATATCAATCTCATCGACGTTGGTGGTTCCAATCAATGACTGGATCGCAGCGGCGTCATCGACCGTCACTCCCTCATAGGGCATTTCAAACAGGAGAGCGATCCGCTCATCGTCGGTGAATGTCCAACGATTGTCTGCGATATTGTAGGCCAGCATCTCGTTGCAGATGTCGTTGCCGTGCGTTGGATACGCTATCAGCCAGGTCTTTCTGCGGGCGTCAAACGCCGTGCTGATCCGAGAGCGCGCACCATAGTTCAGGCGCTCTGTCCACCATTCGTCAACGCGCGATGCACCAAGCGGCGCCGTTTCCAGACCGTTGTAAACGTAGAACCCATCTTCGGCAACGACATAGGCATTGCGACCGAATTGCGTGACGCATTTTGGGCCAGCAGCACCGCGTCCACCCTCGACTTCATCGAACAGAAACGGCACCAGACTTCCCGTATACGCTACCCTAATGATGCCGCGCTCTTGGAAGATCGCACCGTTCTCTCCGCCAATGATAGCTGTTGCAATTCCGGCCTCCTGACTGATCTCAGTCTGAAAGCCCTGCGTTGCAGTATCAAACGTCCAATCAGTTACATCATTGAATCCTGACACACTAACGGTGCGCCCTGATGCCAAGATCAACCATTGCCGTATGCGGCCGCTAAGGTCGGCCGTTGGCGGCGAGCCACCTAGATCCTCAAATGCCGACGACGACCCAAGAATATACCGCTGAACTGGTGCTCCGCGCGCTGCAGCAATGATGTTGTTGCCGAACTGCGTGAACGTCCATGCCCAATCTGTGTCAGCTGAATAGCCGCCCGATTTGCTTACATCAGTCGGCACGCCGCCCAGCATGCGATAAAGTTTCGTCGCGTCGCCTAGGAAGGTCGCAGCGCCACCGTCAGTGCCATAGAACGTTGCTGCTCCTATAGCCGCACCGTCGATGGTCACGCCACCACGGTACGCCGCCAAGGAGGGCCAAGGCCCGTACGTGCTGCCCGTCGATAGTGCGCCTTTGATCGAGACAGACAGCCCCGCAAGCTCTGATCTGTCCGGCTCCCACGCTGCAAACGGGATCGGCGTTTTCGTCAGCATATGACGTTTGATCTCGGTATACGGGGTGCCAAAATGCGCCCGCCGGTGCGCTTGCGCTCATTGGCAAGATGCAATGAATTCACCGCGTCGACATAGCTGGCCAAATGCTCGGATGATTTCGCGTCATTGCGCAGGTGCTTGAACATCTGAAAGCAAACTGCGTGAAAATAGATCTGAGAGTTTGCAAGTAGCCAATTTGTGTCTGCGTCGTCGCTCAGTGCAGCATAGTTGGCGTAGTACCGCAGCTTTCCGGTTCCAGTCGCTGCTGGCGACAGCCTGATCGTGTCGGCCTCTACAGTGTAAATAACAGGAAACGCCCCAGCTACATTGATGTAGCGATGCTCCCAAAAGTCCCGCGGAACCCGGTAGGTCAAATTGAGATTAAAACCGCCATCCCAATATAGGCGCACTTGCTCCAAGTAATCCGCTGGCAGCGCTCCAACACCATCGGTAAAGACAACATCCGCATTTCTCTCCATGTCCTCAACACGGACTGGATTTGCATTTGTCGTTCCATTCGTAATCATCTGCTCTGCGGCCTGCACGAAGCGAGGCAGGCGCGTTACGTCTGCCGCATTTCCGCTCCGTTGCGTTTCGTCCAGAATGGCCGCTTTGAGAGTTACGAAATCCACAATTGCGGTCATACGGTGCCGCCCTTGATTCGAAGGTGCCGGTTGTCAATGTCGTTCATCCAGCGCCGCCACTTGGCATCGTCTTCGTGCCAACCCTCTTTGAGGGCCTTGGACTGGACCGACTTTGGAATAACGCAGATCGGCGCCATCATGTCGCCAGACCTGCCCCCAGATAGTTCGAAAAGCTCACGCTCCGTTTTGGCTTCGCGCAACGGTACTTCCTCGAACCATTCCTCAACGACTTCGATCTCATCCGTGGCACGGTTGTAACGCATCCACGTCCGTTTACCGGGCGTCTCGGACCGCAATTGCCAGTCTGTGATCTTGCCGACGATCTTCATTGATCGAGTCTCGTCGCAAACCCGCGCTCTTCGAGCACCGCGACGTCTTCCTCCGGCAGCTCAGGCTTGTCGCCCTTGTCATGCACGCCGATGCTGGAAAAAACACCGTCCTGCATAATGACGACGCGAACGCCCTTGGCTTCTGCGTTGCCCTTTGTCTTCTTGTCTGTGTCTTCGCTCATGATTGACCCTCTGAAATGATTCAGGCGGGCATTTCGGCCCGCCTGCTGATCTGCTCTTCCCGTCTCGTCGGTCGTTACGCCGTGTTCAGGTCCGCAATCACGAAATGCGCCTTTTCGTTGCACATTTCGAGCGTGTATTCCGACAGAATTTCGCGCGTATCAGCGTCACCGATCTTGGCCAGCGGGTAGCTTTTGAATTTGCGCAAATAGCTCACCTTGACCATGCTCGGATCAATCCCGAGCACCGTGCGTCCTGAAGACCGCATATACGGATGCGGAATAAAATCGAGAATGCCGAAGTCCGACTCGTACTTCGTGACATTTGACGACGCGACGTTCTTGTTAACGTCAGCCGACGAGATCGCTCGGCCAGTGAACGTTGATGCCACCGTCTTGGCGAATGAGCCCATTACCAATTTGCGCGGCTTTGCCCCAAGATCGAACGCCGACTTCATCGCCGTTTTCAACATGGTCTCCGTGAATGGCCGCTGTGTGCCGTCCGTTGCCGTGGTTCCTGGCGTGACATTCGGATCATCAGGATTGGCGCCACCAACACCACGCTGAGCATTGGTACGAATCCACGCCTCGAATGACCGCAACGTGCGCGTTCCTGAACCTGCAAACGCTTGGTTCGTGCCGAACATGATCGCTTCCATGTCCTTGCGAAGTTCAATGGTGCGATCTGCCATTTGCAAGGCCATTTCCGAATCGCGCCCTGCCTTATCGACGGCCTCCATGGTGCCCGACACCGTGGCGTTCTTGTTGGAAATCTGACAGACGTTGGTGATACGGGCGTTCTGCGTCGGTGCAGCACGGGCCGTCTCATCGCCCTCAGGCTTGGCGTTCGACGTGTTGACAGCACCAAGAGCGCGGGTCTGCCACTCATGCAGAGTGTTTTTCGATTTGTTGCTGCCGACCAGTCCAATGATGGGCGTCTCTTCAATATCAACGCGGTGGATTGCGTCGGACAAGTCTTCCCTGATGCCGACGGCAGACGCCGTAGTTTGGGCGTTCGAGATGGTTGCCATTTATCGTCTCTCCGATTGGATTTCTGCGAGAAAAGCCTGCGCAAGGGATTCTCTTGATCCGCTCTGCGCAACATTAATAACTGCTTTCGCGAGGCTTGATGGACGTCCGCCAGCCGCCTTCGACGGTCCTGGCGTTGACACTTTCGGTGGCGGGGATGCCGGTGGGCGAGACTGCGTTTTGGCTTTCTGTGCCGCGTCGTAGCGCATCGCCTTCAGCAAAACACTCACGTCAAGCGCTGAGGCGCCGTCGAGTTGTTCTTTCGAGTACCCGTTTTGCAGAGCGTAGTTCGACACCGCCGCCTTGAGCTTCTGCCCCTTCTCGCTGGTGTCAGCGAGGTCAGGGGCGAGGTCCTTCAGCAACGTTGCCTGCTCTGTCAGCCACTCGGTACGCTGCTTGTCCATCAGCACTTGATGGGCTTTAGCGTTCCGTTCCACTTCGGCCTTAGCCGACTCCTGCCGGTGCTTGGCACGTTCGTAATGCGCACGCTGTTCTTCGTAGGCAAACGGGTCCGTCTGAATGAGCGCCGGATCAGGCGGCTCAAGATGGGTATCCGTAATGCCTCTCAAAACAGCATCGTACTTTTCCATTGCACCAGACAAAGCCGTGTACTTGGCATCGGCCGCTTTGCGAACCTCTGCCGCCTCTTGGCTTTTACGTGTGAACGCGACATCGGCTTCATGTTTCGTTTTGCTGAGCCAAGTTTTCAACTCGGGTGTCAGCTTTGCGAAATTCGCCTTGTCGGCATCACTCATCCCGCTCGGAGCTTCGATTGCCGGTTGCGCGGTGGCCACTTCTGGCTCGGCTTCCGGTTCCGCGTCTTCTGCGGCTACATCCTCATCGGATGTCTCTGGATCCGCTGCTGCCTCAATATCTGGCGCTGCGGCGTCATTTTGGCCTGTTTCACTTGGATCCGCGCTGGTTTCAGCCGGTTTCGCTTCGGCGGGAGGCGCGTTTTCAGCCTCCAGTTCAGCGCGAAACAGTCCAGCCAAATCGTCACGATTTACCGGGCCGGCACCGGCAGGTGCGGCCGTATCAACATTGTCCATTGTGTCCTCTAGAGTGCTTTCCGAGCGTCCGAAATGCGCCGGATGATGGTTTCGGTTCCAGCACCGCGCGCAATCAGCGCCAGCATCATGGAGCGTATGTCACGCAGAGCCTGCGTCCGGTGGTAGAGCGCTTCCCGTGTCGGTTGATCTGTTACGTCTGTGTCAAACAGAGCGTCGATATAACTGGCCTCAACACGGTCCAGAACGTCCCGCAATCCGCCGTCTCCATCCAACAGTTCTTTGACGCGGCGCGCTGTTGCAATCTGCTGCTGTTTTTTATCCAACCTTGCCACCGAATCTTACGGGTCCAGCACTTCCGTTTGTGGCGCGTGCAGTCTCACGCGCAAGGTCATGCTCCTGATCTGCCTTCCAGTAAGCCAACTCCATCTCGGCTCCCGTGCGTTCGCGCTGCGCCTGTATCTCGGCTGAAATACGCATTTGCTCAATGCGGTAATCCATTTGCGCCTGCATCTCGGCTATCTGTTTCTTGGAGGCGGCTTCGATCTGCGCCAGCTCTGCCTTGTGCTTTACCGATTGCTGGTCCAACGCCGTTTTCATCTGGGCTTTCATGCCCTCGATCTGAAGCTTTCCTTGCGCTTCAGCCATTTCCGGGTTCTGACCTTGCACCTGCTCATGCTTCTGCAGCGCCTGCTGCCCGTCCGGCGTCGACGGGTCGATGAAAAAATCCTCTGGGAATCGGAAACCGACGCCTTCAATCAGTTTTGAACCGGCTTTGTAGAAGTGTTGCGGGCTCACAAGGCCCATCTGTGCACCCTTCTCCTGCACACCAAGAACAATCTGAGCGCCGGATATCAATTCTTCCCGGTTCGCGTAGCCAAGTCCGACCGATACGCGCGCTTTCATTTTCGCGTTCCACGGGCGCGGGTCCATTGGCTGCCAATCTCGGCCAACGCGGATTTCAGAAACGAAATCCTGATATTTGATGACGGTCTTGAGCACTTTTTCGCACAGCGGCGCGACAAACGTCTCTCCGAACATGCGCGTCATTAGACGCTTGCGTGTCTGCTCATTGCGATCTTGCCTCCGGCTTTCCGTGGCGCTCTTCGCGTCCAGCACATCTGACGAGAGCGCCATGCCGTTCTTCACAATGCCGGACTGCTGCTCACGCACTTGGTCCATATAGATAATTGCCTGCATCGCATTGGCAGAGCGATCTGGAACCTCAATCGGGCGAATTTGACCGCCCTGGCCTTTCGTTCGAATGAGCCCACCCACGCGATACGTCAGCAAATCCTCAAACGTATCCTCTCCTACCGCGGAATCTGGTACCTCGAACCGTGGATTATTGGCGAGATACACGTTATCGAGCATCTGGCGTGTGAGCACTGTTTTAACGCGCTGCGTCTGCTTGACCTTATCAGCCAGAGCAAGGCCAATCAGGCGGTGTGGGATTCGGTCCGGGCTCCACGCCGTGAACGGATGCCACGGAACATCCTCCGGATCATCCAGCAGCGTTGAGCCAATGCGGAATGCCTGGATCGTGCGTTTCCCGATCCTTAGATATTCCTCCTTCAGGGTCACAGTCTGCGCATTGAGGCGTTCTGATCGTCCCTCGTTTCGCGTCTGATCCCCAAACCGCGTTTCA